ATTGAAGACCTGAACCGTCACCACCCCCAATATTTATACTAATGCCGTTACTGTCTACTACTAATCCATCCTCATTAAACGGCTTGAAGTTTACAGATGTGGTATTAAAACCACCTGTCTGTGTCATGTCTAATCTTCGAGGATGCTCCTTACTGCTCCCCATTACCACACGCCCTTGGTGTATAGTAACCACTGATGGGTATCCTGTCGTATCGGAATAAGCACCCAACTCCCACTCATCACCCCCTTCAATAGTGCCGTATCGCTCACCGCCACTCTCATCAACGTATATACTATCCCTGCGTCCACCTGGACCAGCAGGGAGCTTCTTGTTATCCTTGAAATCTCCACGGTCATTACGAAGCCACTGAACAGAGGGTGTCTTAGCGTCAGCATCCACCTGCCAATATATTTGTTTGGGGTTTATATAGCGAGTAATACGACCCCATAACCAACGTGCGCGAGCTTTTCTATCCTCGAACCGTATCTGCATCAACCTGTCTGTCTCGCCTCTCGTTACTAGACCACCAACACCCTCATCAGGATAATTGGATGAATCGATATCATCGTGAGGTGAACACGCTTCAAGCAAGTTGAATTGGGTTGTATTGGCTGTACCACCTGATGTATAGGGTGTATATCCTGTACTATTAACTCCAACAAGTTGAAATTCATCTGAAGCGACCACGAAGATGGTATAGAAATCTTCCACTAGTTCTACCATACTGTCATCAACACCCACTAGATAAATTGTATTGCCTGTAGATAAACCGTGGTCTTCTGCTGTAACGACCTGACACGATGCACCTACCGATACAGTGCTAATAACCCTTTGGTTATACCCAATATTGCCGACAACGTACTTGTCGTTATTAACAATACTCATACCGCTAACGCCTGTAAAGACTACTCTCTCTCCATCAAGTATCTCTGTAGCATTGGGTAAGCTCTTAATATCTACCAAGGTTGTTGACCCCTTGGTAATATAGTTCACTGAAACCTGATATGTGGAATCACTACGAGCAAAAACATCTGCATCCATGTTTACTACATAACGTCCAGAAGTATAGGCAACACCACCCCCTTGCAACCCATCGCCACCATAATTAAATACAGAGAAGTTTGTTGAATCAACACCATTGAGTGAAAAAGTCGTTGAGTCAATATAGGTAATGGTAGATTTCTTTCCATTGAGTTCTGTCATCCCACCCCAGCCACCGTACGACCAGGTAAATCCTATAAACCCGTCTAACTCGATAACATCTCCCGTACTAAACCCATGAGGATCAACCGTACTCACTTCCGCAGGATTACTATTTGTTACGCCATTGACTATAGCATCACCATCCGCAGGTATCATGGTGAATTTAGATGTTGATACAGAACCACCAAGGTTATTTTCTGTACCTGACGCAAAGAAACCACTACTAGGTGCGCCATTAGCGTATGGGCTAACCATGTTGATACCAGTATTATTACTAAGGTAAGGACCATTGTCTTGTGACGCTATGGATATCGTCCAAACATCGTCTACAGCGGTACGAATAATAATCCTTGGTGCGTAGTCAGGATGCACCATATAAATAACATCGTTCGACTGCACAAGTTTAGGGATGAATGAGCCATCAGACCCGAACATATCACCAGAACAAAATGGCAATAACTGGTTAGCAGGACGTTGTAGAATCCCCGTGGATGAAGTCTCTGTATTTGAAATACCACCAACAGCACTCCCATCGTAATTCTGTATAGTGAATTCTCGAAGGTTCAGTGGGTCTACCGCTTTCACCTTAAACCAACGACCATTAAGTTCAGTGGCCTCACTGAGTCCAGACAGATATATCCGTGTACGTCCAGGAATAAATCCATCCAGAGGTATGTCTTCCGAAACTGTTATCAAAGGGTCATTAGAACCATCCTCGATTATGCCTGTGATACTTTTCTGATAGGATGTTTTCATAACGATAGAATGGTTTCGATACACACGAAATTGTGAACCGTAATCAGGGTCTTCGCTAAACTCAAGGACATAGGATTCTGTGTCACTAAACTCGAACTTATGAAGATAGGCGTTGATATCTGGCTCACGAAGTATACCGACATACTTTGTGCCACCACGGCGAACAGCAGGACCGTGCTTCAAAGGTAAGAGATTGGTGCTATCCGCTAAAGAAGAACTTCTCCTTGGAGCATCGATATGCCCTTCAAGGAGAGGTGATTGTATTCCACCATTAAAGGTGGTTTGCATGGGTGAAACTTTAGGCATTAGTTCCTAACAGTAATCCACTCATCCTCTACGAATACTTTAGAAGGCTTCTCTTGACCATTCAACCTCTTAGCCATTGAGATGCTATTCTCGTAGTCTCTGAGTAGCTGCTCCTTCTTAGTGTTTGATTGAGTTATATTCTCACAGGCATCATGAGCCAGTTTGAATGATAGTGCTTCCACAAATAAGCTATCAGCCTTAGACATATCGGTCACTCGCTTAACGTATGTTATGTTGAGTGAACCATTATTGATGCCCGTGGTTGAGTTTGCGTGTATGTAGTTTTCCTGTAAGGTATACTCTTCATCGTCCTCTGTTTGAATCATATAGAGGAAATCAGAAGGGTATGCGTACCTATTCCCAAACCCATACAAAGGGTCAGTCGTGTCTGCTGAAATGGTTGCCTGTGCTGTGGCAAAATTCCAAGGACACTCCCGTAGGGTCTTGTCTCGAATACCATCATAGAGAGCGTCCATCGTTCTAGCCCTCTCGTTACTCTCTGTGCGACTAGTAATCTGCCTATCCCCCAAGCGGACAAGAGCAATATTAATCACATCTATTTCAGTAAGAGTGGTAGGCATATTAGGCTATCGGGAATGTGTTTTGCATAACAGCTTCTTTAATGTTCTCTACTCCCTCTACAATATCATTACTAAAATAGTTTGCAGAGGTAGACCATTCGACAGCGACATCGCCATCAGTATCAAGTATACTGTTGGTATCTTCTGAAGCATGGTTACGATAGTTAACATCGCTTACATCGCCACCCTTGGATACACGATAACCGTTAGGTTGAGCGTTAAACGTACCGTTCTGCACAACATTCTGGGAGATGTATGCAAGAATCAATTCAAGGTGTGACACTAACTGTTGCTTGGTGGTAATTTCTGTACTATCCCACGTTACCTGATAGTCCTTCGAGTATGCATAAGAAGCAGATGAGCCTCTTGTGGCTGACGAAGGATAAGCCCCTTTGTTAATGTCGTAATAGTGTAGTGCCATTTCAAACCTCCGTTATACATCACTCAGGGGGCAAGACATTGAGGTATGCCTTACCCCCCTTGGGCGATGAGATGAGATATGTGTTAGATTATTCTGAACACTTGATTTCGTAAACTTTTTCTTCTTCACAGCGTGTTGCACCGAAAGAAGCGTTTACTGAAATGTGGTGAGGGTTAAGATTAAGGTCTTTACGCTCACTGATATCACCAGTGATGTCGCGCCAGATACCCAAGTGCATACCTGATTTGCACCAGAATGGGTTACGGCGATAACTATCACCATCAATATCAAGTCGTTCAGATAAGATGAAGTTGATACCAAACCAGCGTTTAAGGCTCGTACCGTTTCCAGAAAGGACCGCAGTGTCCTGATAATCTGCATTAACAACCTTTACTTCTTCGAGCAAATCGCGCTCTTGAGAAGCAGAGATAGCACAGTAAAGTGCGTTCATTGGGTCATCGATGTCAACATCGTTACCAAGGATACTTTCACGGGCAGCAAGAAGTTTATCTGTGTTCATTCCTGTTGCAGCAGAAGCACCTTCAGTTACAGCAATCACGTTGCCAGCAGGGAATACAGTACTTGTACCACCTGCACGACCAGTTAATGCTGTAGCAAAGAACTTTGAGATAACCTCATCGTCCATTGCACGGTTAATTGCAGATACACCCGTCTGAGTGTATTTACCTTCAAGCTCAATATTGATTTTGAGCTTGTCGATTTCGTCAACGATATCACCCCAGCCTTTGCTGATAGGGTATTCCCAACGGCGATCATGTACAGTCTCTACAAGTGGTTTGACTTGGTATCGCGTATCGATATCAATCGCGTCAGCAGGTGAAACCTGGTCTACAGGGGAAGCACCCTCGCCGTGTTGAGCATCGCTCATAACGGCTGCGCGGAAACGAGAACCCATCTGTTGGGCTTTCAATACCAAGTGGTCTTGGTACGTTTCCACGAAACTTCTTAGAATTGTTGAATCAGACATAGTGTTATGCCTCCATGTTGTTTAAGCTAAAAGTAATCTTGCATACGTTTTGGCTTGTCCAAGAAGGGGCCTGATAGTTAAATAATGGGGAGTATACTACCTCTTATCCATCTACTATGTGAAACTACATTATCATAAATGATAATGAATGTCAACAAGGCTTAACGGAACTCTTTTAATTGATTGTACCGAACATAATCCGCACCACCCTTTGCTCCGTATTGAGCCGCTCTAGTGGGGTCAGCCTCAAGTGCCTTCATTATATTTTTCATCTCATGCCTTGCTTTTTCAGGTGTCATCGCGAAGTCATTGGTTGAACTGTCACTATTAATGACGTTCTTTTCCCCCATTAAAGCACCAATACGGTTAAACATCTTATACATACCGTCATGCCCCATACCGATCTTCATAACCTCTATATCATCGGACGATATACCCAGTTCACGAATGGCTTTATCAGCAATAAACACCGATTCATCGTGCCTTGGACCCCATTCATGCTTGAGTTGCTGCTCTTGCACCTGCAGGTTATTGGCAAGTTGAATGTCGTATTCCTGTTGTCCACCCTGTAATGAGCCATTATATAAGGACATTAACTCAGTAAACGCCTTGGATGAAATACCGTTCTCGAACGCCATCTCTTTGGCCTTGGAGTACAGATCATCATTGACCTGCATACCATCGGGCGTTTCCATCGTGTACCCGTCCGAACTCTCAGGTCTGCCTAGCTTATTCCATACTTCCCCCATACCTTCAGCGTCACCGTCCTTGGGTAGTTTTAGAAGCTGGTCTTTTGGTACACCGTGGAATTTCTCAAGCCCCCTGTATGAATCAACAACATCAGAAACCTTGTCCCAACCTTTTGTTTGAATCATACCGACAGTGTCTTCGTCAAACCCCTGGTTGTCGTACCAGTTAGAAGAACCCTCGCTCTCTACGGATTCCGTACTTGACTCTGTGGTTTCAACTGCTTCTTCACTCATCGCTTTATCTCCTCTATTTGTGCGTGTAGTTTTGCCATATCATCATCTCTATAATTAAGGAAGAATCGTATCCTTCCCAGAACTTCTATTCTGCCAAGGTTCTTAATCATGTCGTGTTCGCCACCCTGAAACTTGGCTTGATTAAGCCCACAGAAATCCTCAAGGTCATCCATCATCGATTGTTGTGCATCGCCTACCCCTGTACTTCTGTCCCAATTAAGGGCTAACCTATAAGTAGATACTAGGTCCCTATTCTTCTCCAACCCTTTTAATGTACTCATTCACCGTCCACCACCTGTTGTGTATTCGCCACGTTAAGTCCTGCCTGAGATAACTGCTGTGCGTTCTCTATAAGCATCTGCTGCTCTTGTGCCTGTTGCTCTTGAGCCAATAACTCAGCGAACTCCTCATCAGAGTGCATCATTCTAGCTGGCGTAGAGTTTGCATCTGCCACAATAGCTATATACTCAGAACCTTTGATTCTTTTTAGTGCATCCTGATTACCTGCTTGAGCTAGTTCTATACCTGCCAAGACAGTTTGCCTAGCACCAATAGCTTCGTCAGCCTTTTGTGCGTTCGCGATAGGAGATGTGTATTGAGGTTCGAACTCACCAAAGGTTTCAACCAATTCTTGAGGCATCTCAGGTAACATACCTGCATCGTTATACAATTGCAACTCACGTTCTATTAGTGGACTCAAGGCTTCTGTCTCTTCTCTACCCGTCAAAGGAGTAAGAAGTCTAGCTTGCTCCTGTTGCCTTCCCATAAACTCTGTTGCCGTCATCTCGCGTTCGAAATTTACAGCAAACATATCAAGTAGGAACGCCTCGCGTATTGTGTTCTGCTCGTTCGTGATTTTACCTTCAGCAATGTCAACACGATTGCCTGATTGGTAAGGGACAACCTTGGGTCTACCCATCGAATCCAAACCACCCACTACTGCTCTGCCTGGTCTAAGGTCACCTATATCTATAGCACCATCATCCGACATCAATACAGGTGCATCGACAACCATGTGAGAAGCTTTTAAGTCTGTCTTCTTCATTTGGTTCAATGTCTTGATTGTGGGTAGTACCGACATAAGTGCTGAACGACCGTATATTTCCCGTGGTGACTTAGTGTCTCTCGATATACTATAAGGGAATGTCTTGTACCCAGTAGATTCAAGAATAGCTTCTTCGCCTTCAGTCAGAATGTAGTATGAAACAAACTTTCTGTCTTCAGGGTTAAGACTCTCTGGATCGTGATCGGGGTTAGGCTCAACACTATGAATCACACTGTACTTCTTCGTGTGTTCATTCTTCTCAAGTCTACGGATACTCTCTGGTACGTTAGACTCACCAAACTGCTGTATCATCTGACGTATTGTCATAGGCATCTCGCGATATCCTACATCAATAATACCCGAATGATTCTCGTCCATATAGAACTGAGACAAATGTATTGCTCTGTACCGTATGTTTGTGCCTTCCATGTCAGTAAAGATGATGCCATTACCAAACGACCATAGACTGCGTATCTGTTCATACCTTTGTCCAGGGAAACCAGACCGTGGTCCATACCGATTCTTGAACAGAATATTCTCGACATTATCAAAGTAGCGTCTAACATTTATGTTCTTATCTATCTCAGTGTGTGGACTCACCAACCCATGCCACC